ATTGTTAAATCATTAGCACCCAAATCTATATCCTGATTAGCCCCAGTATAAGGTATTTTCCCATCAATTAAAGTACTTTGTGTACTATTATCTGCTGATTGTAATGTTGTTAAATCACTAATTAAAGTAGCTTGAGTAGCATTATTAGCTGACTGCAAAGCAACCTCAGTATTAAGATTATTAAGATTAGCAGTTATCAAACCAGCCTGAGTAACATTATTAGCAGCTTGAAGTGTTACTTCTGTATTAAGGTTATTAAGATTAGTAGTTATAAGTCCTGCTTGTGTTGCATTATTTGCTGCTTGAAGATTCTCTTCAGTAGTTAAATCAGTTTCAGTAGCATACGCAAAAGATTCTATTGTAGTATTAAGAACATTTTCATTAAAAGTTATTGTTCCAGTGCTCGTTATTGCTCCTCCAGTAAGGTAAGTATCATCAGTAGCTATACTCGTAACTGTTCCTGTTGTAGTAGAATAACCATAAGATTCAATACTATCATTAATCATTGTCTGATTTATACCAGTGCAAGTAATAGAATCATTCAATTGTGTAATATAAGTATTAGGTGGACAACTAACAGGGTAAGAACTTAATTTACTCCAAGATAAACTACTAATTTGTGAATCAGAAAGACCTGTTATATCACTTGGTGAACCAAGAGAATCCCAGTAATCAGATGAGTTAACATTTAAGTCTCCTTCACTTGAAGTATCAATTTTTAAATTTATTAATGCTGCTTGTGTTGCATTATTTGCTGCTTGAAGATTCTCCTCTGTTGTTAAATCAGCCTCTGTTGCATAACTAAAACCAGTTATAAGATTAGTAATCCAAGTACTATTTATTATTAACACGTTACCTGAATCAAAGAATTGTGTTAAATTAAATGAGGATACACTAGCCCAAAGAGTAGCAATAGATGCTGTACCTGTTAAAGGGCCAGTAAATGAAGTACTAGTAATACTAGTAGCAGAACCAATAGTTCCTAAAGAAGTTATATCTGTTGGTGAATTTAATAAATCCCAATAATCACTAGCATTAACATTTAAATCTGATTGTGAAATCTCACTATCCCAATAAGTACTAGAATTCACGTTAAGTAAAGAACCATTAAGGTCAGATTCGTTAAGATTAGTTAATAATGAGCCATCACCAATAAAGTAATCAGATGTGGCATTACTAATATTATAAATATTATACTCATTATGATTAACATTATCATAAACACCACTATCAGCTATAACAAAAACTGATAACAATACAATCATTATTATTAATATAAACTTTTTCATTTTAGTTTAACCCCAATCGGCTTTTTTACTACCATTAACAAAAAGTTCAACTTTACTCGTTGAACTATTATATATAAAATAAGTGTCTCCACCACTTCCTTCAAAATTTACTTTTTGTCCAGCAGTTATAGATACTGAATTAAGCACGGCATCATCATTAGGTTGAACTGAACTATCCGCTAAGTCTAAACTCGCATTTGTGCTAACATCAAGCTTTGTTTCATCAATAGTTCCATCTTCAATATATTTACCTTTTATTTTAGCCATTTTTTATTCCTCCCTCTTTCAACCAGTTTTCAGAGTTTTAACATCGGTTATAATTTAATTTAATATGTATATGAAACTATTAATTTGTCAGTATTTGCTAATAATGAAGCAAGTCCTAAAGTAACCCAATTAATTCTTTTAATATTAGACCCATCAGTTATAATAGTAAAATCTACCCCATACTCTTGTGGTATTCCTCCAACAGGACAAATTCCAACAGCTGTTGCATTTTCAGGAACTTGTGCTAAATCATCATTGTAACCATTTGAAATATCTGTTGCATCAAGAGTAATAATTTCAACTATTCTAATTTCATCAGAAGATGCTGCTTGAAAAGTTGGTGCAACTCCTATTCCACCACTTGTTAATACATACCCTGTTGTTCCAACTCCCACAGTTGCTGCAACCCCTGCTGCACTCCAAGTAATTAATTCTCCATCTGTCCCATTTGCTAAGTCTGCTACATCAATATTAGATATTGCGTTACCTGTGCCATTTGCATCAATTGTTTTATTAGTAAGTGTTTCTGTACCATCAGATGTAATATATTTACTATCAGCTACTGCTTTAGGCGTAACCATTTTAACATTATCAGAACCAGTATTTACTTCTGCACCTGTAGCGACTACTTCATCACCACTATTAGTTCCAGAAGTATTTCCTAAAACTGTTATATCACTTGAAGTTACAAATTTTGCATCTCCTATGGTAACATCATCTGTATCATCTGTTGATTTATCAAACACATTTGCTAATAATAAACCACTATCTGCAATTAATTTTCCAGTTGTTCCATCAAATGTGGCTAAATCTGTACTAACCGCGCTTGCTGGGCCTATAACTGCTCCATCAATATTAACTTGTAAAACATCCCAATAAGCTCCAACTGTTGCTTGATCACCACTTGCCGTACTATCTGCTGTGCAAATAAACATGTCTCCTACTTCTACAACTACTCCTGATGCTCCACCTATTTTACCAGCCACACTTACTTTATAAGTATCTCCTGCATCTGCTGCCGGATAATTTGGGGTACCAGAACAATCTGTTGCTCCTTTGTAAACCATTGCATCTGCTGCTTTTATTATATCATCAACATATTTCTTATTTGATAATTGATAGTCTGTAGTTGGTGCGGATGAAGGTGATATTGGAAAACTACCAAAAGTTTTAATACCATTTACTGTTTCATTACCACTATTTTGTACAGATGTATCTGCTAAATCAAGTGAAGTATTAACGCTAACATCAAGCTTTGTTTCATCAATAGAGGAAGATTTAATATCTGCACTAATTTGTTGTCCAGTTAATGATAAATCAATTTCTGTAGTGTCTGTAACTGTGATATCCCCAGTGTTTGTTCCTGATAAATTACTTAGTTTAGTAATATCTGCTGCCGTAACAAACTTATTATCCCCTTCTGAAATATCATCAGTATCATCACTTGTATGATCAAATATGTCTGCACCAATACCTATGGATAATGTTTCGTTTCCGCCACCATTATTTTCTGTTAAAGTTGTTTTTCCAGTAACTATTACTAATTTTCCATTAAGATAACCTGGCGTAGTATCGTCAGCACTAACTTTCACGTCATGAGCTTCAGTAGTATCTGGTGCCACCCATGTAAGCTTATCTGTTGAATCTTTATATTCTAATAAATATCCATCACTAGGTGAGTTAGATATGTCTAATTTTTCTTCTGCGATAGTATCATCAGTTATGTATTTTCCTTTTAATTTTGCCATTTTTTTTATTTACCTCATATATAAAATATTTTTAATTTATCCCCTTCTTCTAGTAATGATTGTAATTCATAAGTATTCCAAAAAATTTGGTTTCCACTAACACTATAATCAATACCTTGTTCTGCTTTTATACCTATGTTATCCACAAATACTCTTATACTTTGATTATCATTTATTATACCAACAAGCTCAACATATTTGTTTGAAATATTAGTAGCATCTAAAGTAAATAATTCATATTTATCCCCACTATTACTTAATTCATTCCACGCAGTAGATCCATCACCGAACTTAAAATTGCCAGTATCAGTTTCATAACCCATTTCCCCACTTGCCAGAATAGGATTTGTATTAGTCCAAGTAGTTGCTGTTCCCCTTCTTATCTGTATTTGATAAATAGTCATTTAAGGACTTCCCCCATTTACTACTATTCCAGTGGTTGCGGGTGAACCACCATCAACAGGGTCATCTAACACTGTTGTTTCAAGAGTGCCAACATTTATTGGTATACTTAAACTAGAAATACTGATATCTACATTTATATTATCATCTGCCATTTTTAATAAATTGTTTTACGGGCTTCCACCGTCAACAACTGTATCACCAAACGCTAGTTTTGATGATATCACGATATTATATGAGTTTAATGATTCAGTAACACTATAAGTGTTAATGGCTGGGATAATAGTGTAATCGTTTAGTGATGCATTAATATTTATGTCATCTGCCATTTTAAATGTACATATTATCACTTATTTTTTTTAATCTTTTTAAATGTATTTTATTTATAAAATAAAAAAGAAAGAAAAAAAAAGTATTATTTGTTACGTAATACTTCAGGCACAGCTGCACTAATCTCTTTAATCTGGTTCTTTAACATTGCTAAATCTGCTTTAACCATTTTCATTTGGTCTTCAAACTTGTCTTTATCCATTAATTTCTTAGCTGACTCAAACTTTTCCAATAATTCTCTTAATACTGGCGTGTCATCAACATCTAGTTTACCAATATCTTTTTCAAGCTTATCTTTTTGCATTATCGCCTGATTCTGCCTGAACTTTAATTCCTTATATATATCTCTTAACTCTTCTGGTTTATACCCTTTCACTGTTATTAAATCATTTGGTTTATCTATTGTTTGCAGTTCAAACCTGTTCTTACTTATCTTTTTTAATTTTCTATCCACTACCATATTTAGTACCCCACATATATTTTTTGTCCTATATGACCTAGTTGTATAGTATTATCTATATAACCCTTAATCTTTGCTTTTTCACATCTCTTACTGAAAGCCCAATCCTCACTTAATAATATTTTGTTATCAATGAAACAATTAAAGAAGCCGTATTCTTTAAGTGATTCACTAGTCTTATAAGTTGGAACATCTATTCTCTCCTTTAATAAATCAAACGTGTTCCTCTTAATAAGAATCATACCTGTCGGTATAAAACTAGCAGAACTTACTTCTTCATCGAAATCATCGGGTTTACCAGCCCATCGCTTCATAGTATTCTTATGCACATAATTAGCACCTATTAATTGTTTATCACGACTAAGTAATTGTTGTAATACTTCTTTCTTAAATATTATATCACTATCAATCATTAATAAGTAGTCATAATCGCTTCTTAAAAACTTGTTCGCTATCGTGTTACGTGCTCGTTGTATAAGACTTTCACCGACTAAGAAACAAATATGTAAATCTACTTCTCCCCTACTCATCTCATGCTTCATTAACTCTAATAAGCAAAGAGCATTCATTGCTTCCATATTCCTATGTACCGGGATATAACAAAGAACTCTTATTTTAGTCATACGTTCACCCTTATCACTTTTAGTTTCTCTCTATCAATCAACACTTTTATATCATTCTTTAACCTGTCCTGCTCGGTTAATCTCGCTAAATCCTCTAATAATATACAATCCTTTTTCATCTTATATTCCTCCTCGTATAATACGAAACCTTAATATGTGTCCACAAGTCCTACATTTAAGTTTTAAAATATTACCATTAAAGTAAATCCTGTACACCCCGAATGAGTGTGTCTTATTCGTTTTGCCTTTACCACAACTCGGGCAACTTAATATTTTATACATACTATCCATTTTTAATTAATAATCCACCTCTCCCAAAATCTTTACCAATCCATCACGAACTGATTAAGATTATGTTTTTCTAAAACCATACCAATCGCTATCGGTGCATCAGCGTGTATTCCAACCTCCACTATTTTACCATCTTGCAAAGCAAACGTTAATAACTCATCACATAACTTTAATGTTAATTCCTTATCAGCATCAGTCTTATATGGTAAAACAATTGTTTGATTCTCGAACTCAACAGCTAACCTCTTAATCATATTCGTTTTACTAATACTATGACGCTTATCCTGAAACTCTTTCTCAGGCGTGACCTTAGCAGCTGTATCACTAGAACCAGTCCAAATAAGGTAATAAGGGAAATCGTAATGATACAATTCTTTACTCATACTACGAATACTATTCTCTTCCATTACGCAACAATCATAATTATTAAGTAAATGTAATTGGTCAATGTAATCAAATTGTTGAGTAATGCTCATACCTTTCTTATATATAAGTCTATTAAGAAGTTTTTTAGTGTCTATTATTACTATTTCTGCGAACGCTGATGAATCATTTGTTACTCTATCACCGAAAGCGAAATCAACACCTAAATACTTATTATCACCTTTTAATGTATCATCATCATAAGACCGCTCAATATCAAAACATTTCCTTAACCACTCCATCGTAATCAAGCTCGCCTCGTTCTCAATAGGATTATTAAGGTATTCACTACTAAACCCTACACTACCTAATTCTCGTCTTTGAGCTTCTAATTTCTCAACACCCCAGAAATCACCCCATAATAAGGAATCCTTCACTATCTTATCATTCTCTATCCTGCACGCCTTATAAATTTTACCGTGACACTTTTTAATCCTTTTAGCGAGTAACGAATCCCAATGCAGCATTGTCCCAATCATCTTAAACACTGCACCAACCTCGTTACTAAGACTAGGCAATATTTGTTTAACGAGCTTCATATAATCCTTGTATCTAAGGTCAGGATTAATAACTCGTTCATCATCATCAATATCATCACCTATTATGAGGTCAGGTCTTTGATTAAGGTACTTGAACCCCCTAATATTATTATTAAAAGATACAGCTTGTATTCTAACATTATTAATATCTATCATATCCTCCCTATTCTTACCTGACGCTTGGTCTAACACTTTTCTAGGCGTTAATTTACCGTAGACCTCATGTATTTTCTCATTAGTCTCGAACTCTTTTCTTAATGGTTCTACGAATTGAACAGTTTTCTGATAGTTCTGACTCATATATACTATGTACTTCTTTTTCTTATTAACTATTAACCAACTTATATAGAATAATCCTGTCACCGTGCTTTTAGCGAATCCTCTTGGAGCAGCTAATGCCCCGCTTTCAGGGATTAATAAGAAATCGTATATTTCGTAATGGAATAATGGTGTCTTGGTTTGCATTGCGTGTCCGAAGAAGTAGTATGCGAATGTGTCTATGTTCTCAGGGTAACTGAATATACGCTTTAGTATACTAGAATACTGTTTAGGTTCTACCTTGTTTAATACTTTTTTTAAGTCTCTAAGTGTTACTCTCAATATATCCTTTAATCATTGCCGTCTGGCCTTACTCATAATATAGTATATATAATATATATATTATCTCTTATAACTTTTTAAGTTTAATCTTACCACTCGTTAAGTACTCCCCAATATGATAATACTGCATATACTCAGGACCATTAACATACTTATCTGTGTGTAATAAGTGTTTACCACTCTTATTATATGATTTACTTTGTCGCATCTCGTTCATTAACATATTAGTGAACTCAATGTAAACATCGTCGTGTGAGCAAACAGTTAATACAATATTCTTCATTAATCTTAGTACTCCTATGCTACCATTTCCTTTTTCATAAAAATTTATTCTTTTTGATGAACTTTTCACTTCTAAATACTTTGACCAAGTCTTTAATGCTTTCTCGTATGCTTCATCGAATTCTTGTAAACCCTTATTATGCCATTTAATCGTCTTGTATTCTCTGACTAAGTGTTTTCTTAGTAATCGTTCTAGTAATAGTAGTATTGGCATAACCATTTTGTATTTGAACACGTAATGCATCCACGCCGCTTTCTTATTGAACTCGTATAATGTTTTGTCTTCATACATGTTTTCTCCTATACTCGCTGTCTTGTATTCTTCCTTGTTTATATGCTTGTTTTTACCGAGTCTAGTCTTAATGATTCTGTTTAGTATGTTTTTGTATGATTCCATTCTTTTTTATTTTCTTCTATCTTTCATCTTATCCTTAATCATATTTAATATACATATCATAACAATATTAGTTATTAATATACCTATTAGTACAACAAAGGTTTGTTCTAATGTAGTAAATATGTCAACCATTTTCTTTTATTCATCCCCCATTAACTTATTAATTTGCTCATTCTAATTCCTCTTCTGTTATATTAAAAAAATGTTTAATCCAATCAATAATTGCTTTACA